AGCGTACCAGCACTAGCTTTAGCTACTCGGTTTGTTTCGTAGGCTGTAGATGTGTCGTTGGTTAAAGCTTGGGCTGCTGCACCTGATGGGGTCGCTTTGACATTGATACCTATTGTATCGCCTCGCATTCTATCCCATGATGTCCCATTGTAAACCTGATTTTTGCTTATAGAAGCGATTTTATTAGATGTTGCTGACGAGGCTACTCCATCAGCGATATCGGCTTGAAATGACTGGGCTGTCACTGTGTCGTTCGCATTAAGTGTGACTTTTATATTACCCCTAGTATCTGTTTGCATATTGGTGCGTTGACCAGTCGTGTAGGTGGGTGCAGTAGCAATGTACGTCCCACCTACTTTCACTGGGTTACCACTATCAGATGCTGCTGCTGCTACATCACCAACTACTTGGGCGTTCAGATTAGAAGCAGTGGTCTGGGTAACAGGATGCGAGGGTACTGTGGCTAGTGATACTGGTTGAGTAGCTTGGAATAATGTACCTGTTACTGCTGTTGTCGGAGCTGAGGTTACTACTACGTTGTGGTTGTTTAATAATTGATTAGCTGAGGTAGCAAAGCCTGTGATGGCTGCTGGTGGAGTAAGAGTAGTTATCTGAGCTGCTGGTAATACTACTGGGGTCGAGGCTGCTGCAAGTGCTTGCCCTTGTGAGGGTATTTTATCTGTGTTGGTTTTAACTGTAGCTAAATTCCCACCAGTTTCAAGGGCTAGAGCTGATGTGTTTAAGTTTGTGCCAGCATTAGCTGTTACTAGTACAGCTGTAGCTCTTAGCTCTGTGTCTGTTAAACCCCCTCCGCCGCCGATATTACTGCCGTCTGGGTTAGTTACTTTCATAGAGCCTGGTAGGGGCTTCATACGGGTCGCTGTGTCAATAGAGGTTAGTTGCTCGGACAATCCCTCTAACGCCGTTAGAATGGGCTTAAAGTCGGCTTTAGGAACATTCGTCTTGGGAACGAGCTTTATCGCTTCCTTAAATGCCTTAGGCAGATCGGTTTTTAATATCTTTTCAATCTGTTTCAAGTCTAATGGCGGGACTTTGACATCTGGAGAACTGACGTTTACTTGTGGTTTTACGTCTATTTTAGATAGTGCTTTCTCTAGTTTCTCTAGTTGCTTGACTACAGGTGCAGCGTGATCCTTCTCTTCTGGGTCTTTTTTGTCATTGAGGGCTACAAGGTTCTCTCGTATATCAACAAGAACTGCACCGACTTCTTTGCTGGATTTCTCTCTGTCCTTATCAAAACCATCAAGCCAGAAAATCAATTCCTGCAACATGTCCGCACTATCCTTGAGTGCTAGTAGTTGTTTAGCAGAGGTAAGGTTCTGTTGGTGCTGCTGGAGCTGAATCTCCTGCTCGGGTGTCAGTTTGCGAGGGTCTATCTGTAGGTTTTTATCTGACATACTAAGCCCAACGTAAGAACTTTCTTAATTCTTCAGCGTTAAATAATATCCCGTTAATCTCAAATGTTCCATCTGGAATAGTGCTTCTGCGAGTCTGCAATTTATCTCCAGAAGGTTCACTCCAAGGAGTAGGCGCGTTCCATCTTACGACCACGCTGTTACTCAATCGAGCAAACCCGCGATCCTTAATAGACATCAAGGCATACCCTGATTTACGGTTATTCATTTTGTCCATCTCCGACACTTCTTGGGAAGTAAGTGTAGATTTTCGCATTTTTGGTTTTCCTTTACCTGAGTCTATAATAAACCTATTAAAAAAGCCCCGCAAGTAGGGGCTAGTTTAACTTAGCAATAGTTAGCCATCTAACCTGACGATATTAGTCGTCTAGTGATGGTAAAGCTTTAGATTCGTTCCAGTTCGTACCACCGTCACGTCTGTCTAAGTGGTTCACAACGTGTTGAGGTTTAACGACCTCCACTTTTTCTACTTTTTCTACTTTTTCTACTTTTTTAGCTTTTTTAGCTTTTTTAGCTTTTGCCATTAGTTATCCTTTCTTAGTTATTAGATAAGATTTTTGTCACCAGAAACACCAGCAGAACCAGCTGAAGTAGAAGTGTTTACAGCAGTTACGCCACGAACACCTGAAGCTAAAGTACCTGCACCGACAGTCATATTACCACCACCAGCCATAACGGTAGCGATAGATGCGTTGTCAAAGGCTGCGTTACGAGCTTGTACAGTTTGAGCTGTAGCGGTGTTAGTAGTTGCTGTTACTTGATTGTGAACCGTGGTTCCTACTGAATAGTCAGTTCCAAGTACACCAGTGACAGTTGTAGCGTTAATGGCGTCTTTGAGAACGTCGAGTGTCACTGCTGCTGAAGCCTGGATTAGGATTTCGTCTGGAGCGTTAGCTACACCACCAGCCATAACTGCACCTGTCCATGCACCAGTAGCACAAGTTTCGGTTGTACCAAAGCTGTTCGGGGCAGTTCCGAAATCACGAGCCTGGATTACTTGAGTTGTAGCACCGTTAGTTGTAGCAATTACACTAGAGTGCCGTACTGTGTCGGCGTGATAGGTTGTACCACGACCTTCATTAGTAGGTGCTGTTGGGAAAGCTGCGTCACCCTGGTTAATCGCTTGTTTGATGTTGTCTAAGCTGACAGCAACACTAGCACCAATAGCAATATCGTCACCCTTTAACGGAGTAACTGTCATTGTGTAAGTTCGTCCGTCGATAGTAAACGTTTCACCAGCCGTGAAGCTAGTTGCGTTAGTAAGTGTACTTGTTGCTTTAACACCACTAAGAGCTGTTGCTCTAAAAGTGTAGGTTCTATTACCAATAGTGATTGTGTCACCAGCGGCTACGTCAGCACCAGCGATAGTGAAGACGCCTGTTCCTAGAGTCTCGGCATAAGTCGTACCGTTCTTTTCCAAGAATAGGATTTTCTGTTCAAACTTAGAGTCATTAGGGAAGTCGCTGGCGGTTAGACCGACGGCGTTTCCTCGTATTACTAGTTCATTTCTACTTGGCATGATGTTTCCTTCTTTTTTCTAAGGCGGTACTCGGACTTAAATTGCTTTTCCCTGCCGACGGTTTTTAGACAGACCGCCAACTGTTAGAGCACTTAGGCTATTTCGTTCACTTCTTTCCAGACCATTGACCAGATGCCAGAAATGGCAGTAGTCAAAGAGCTGATATTCAGCGAGCAACCTGGAGAGACAACAACAGCACCATCTACGTCATCCACAATCTGGAATTGAGAGACGGAACCTGTTGCGACTGGGCCACCAAGACCACGAATCACTACTGGAGCAGCTGGGAGTGTAGTTGCAGAAGCAGCTAGACCAGCACCAGTTTTCGTGACACTAAAATTAGAGTTACGAACTAATAGCGGAGTCGTTTGTGTAACTGCTGTAGCACTTACTGTGCCAGCAGTTAAAACTACTGTTGCGACAGCAGCAGGAGCAGTTGTTAGGGCTCCACGAACTTGCAAGACTACTAAACTTTTACCTGAACCCAATGGGTTAGTAAGAGTAAAGCCTGTCTGAGTCGTGCTTAGGCCCGTTGAAGTTGCGACACCAGCTTGAGTTGAGGCCATATAGACATCACTGGCTTGGTCACCGTTGTAGGTATCTTTAATTGGCATGATATTTCCTTTTCTTAGTTAGTTTTATATTAAGCTGCGGTTGTTCGAGTCAATTCAATGACACTTGCAGCACGTTCTACACCGATACCGTAAACAGTATGTAGTGCAGTTTTATAACCTAGAGCATCGACAGAGTATTCCATCTCAAACTTAGGTTTTTGCTGAACAGCCTTAGTAATCGCATCCTTGTGGAAGAATAGATTACGTCCAGTTGTTGAGACAGGTACGTTACCAGAGTGGTAAATGTCCATACCGTACACGTTAGCAATAAGACCGTTAGTACCGTCAACAGCTTTACCTGTTTTGCCAGTTTGGTCATACGCGTTGTATTTGTTGATACCAAGCAAGTCACTTTTAGTTCCGTTGCCGACAACTCCGCGTCGTCCTTCTGCTGGAGTGTTAGCAACATCGAAACCTGCAACAACTGCTAGGATGTCTGCGTCGTCTATTGCTGCACCACCAGCTACAGTTGTACCTGCTGAACCATATAGAGCCATTAGGTCAGTGTCAATTTGTCGGGCTAGAGCTTCGGCCATTCG